TGTATTACTTATTTGTAAATCACGACTGGAGCCCGTCAGTCTTTTTTGATGCGCCTTTTTCTGACAAGGTGCTTATACGACACTTTATAAGAAAAGAGGCAGAAGAAGCAAAGGAAAGGAGCGAGCGCAATGGCTAGGCAGGTAGATGTAGAGTTTCGGTTCTTAGACAACTTTACAAGTAGTTTTAACAGCACAATCAGCACACTCACAAATGGTACTGCTGCCGCATCAAGAGCGTGGAAGGGAGTCGAAAAAGCAGGGCAGAGTATAAGCAATTTAGGCGCTAAACTCACGACTGGAGTAACCCTCCCGCTTGCGGCGGTTGGCGCAACTTCCTTTAAATCTTTCGGAGAAGTAGATAAGACGCTAAGGCTTGTAAGCGAAACTATGGGCAGTACCGCCGAAGAGGCTAAAGTCCTTGAAAGTGCGATAAAAACTGCTGCATCAAATTCCACATTTGGCATGCAGGATGCAGCGGATGCATCTTTGAACTTTGCAAGGCAAGGTTTTGATGCGGCGCAGGCGGCGGATATGATTTCGCCTGCAATGAGCCTTGCAGCAGGTACAGCATCAGACTTGTCAATGGTCACAGGTGGACTTGGTAACACTCTAAAGGCATTTGGAGCAGACGCAAGCGAAGCAAGTCACTACACGGACATGATGGCAAAGGCTCAGGCACAAGCGAACACAGATGTGCAAGGTCTTTTTGATGCTATGAGTATAGCGGGTTCAACGGCGAACACCGTCGGATGGAGTTTTTCTGACTTAGCAGTGCTGACTGGCGTATTCGGCGACTACAGTATCGGAGCGTCTGAGGGTGCTACCGCATTGAATACAGGCCTTATGCGTTTGGCAAGTCCTGCAAAAGAGGCAAGCTTGTGGCTTGATGAATTGGGCATAAATGTATTTGACGCAAACGGCAGTCTAAAGAGCATGCCCGAAACAATTGCGGAGTTGCAGAGTGGATTTACAGGATTAAGCGACCAACAACAGTTAGCTGCTGCAAGTGCAATTTTTGGCAAAAACCAAGCAGCGAAATGGGTAACGCTTATAAACGGTCCGGGCATCGAAGCGCTTCAAGGATACAAGGATAGCATTGAGGGAGCGACTGGAGCATCGCAAGCTATGGCGGATGCGCTTATGAGCGGTCCTGGTGGTGCTGTGGAAAAATTAAAGTCGTCTTTTGATGTATTTAAGTACAGTGCAGGCGAAGCCTTGGCAGGTGCAGTTGTGCCTTTTATTGAAAAAATTACAGATTTGCTTGATAAGTTTAACAAAATGGATCCGGAGCAACAAAAGCAAATAGTTAAGTGGGCAATGATGGCAGCAGCTATCGGACCGGCATTGTTGATATTCGGCAATACCGTTACGATGGTCGGCAAGGTCGGCGGAGCATTTACGAATTTGAGTAGATTTGCAAGCTTGGCAACTAAAGGATTTAAGGGTCTTACAGCAGGAAGTAGCGCTTTAAGAGTAGGAATTGCAGCTATAAGTACACCTGCAGGTATTGTAATAGCTGTAATTGCAGCTATTGTTGTTGTAGTGGTAGCAGTAGTAACACACTTTAATGCTTTCAAGGCTGCCATGAATGCCGCATCACCGACCATGCAAAAACTAAAGGTAAGTTTTGAAGAAATCAAATCAAAGATAGAACCTTTTATACCTATATTGTTACAGGTGGGCAAGGTTGTATGGGATGTGTTAGGAAACGGCATTGCTATGGTAGCAGGAATTGCAGTATCAGCTTTTGTGGGAATGCTTAGCGGGATTACAGGCATAATAAGCGGAATAATAACTGCAATTCAAGGAATTATAACCTTTATAAAGGGTGTATTTACAGGTGACTGGCAGATGGCATGGGACGGCATTACTCAAATTTTCAAAGGCTGGGTACAGGGAATTACTGGCTTTATAGACAGCATAAAGGGGGCAATCGGCGGCATACTTGACGGTATCAAAGGTGCAGCGGACTTTGTTGCAGGTGGCGGAGGAAGTCCTTCCAAAACAACCGTGCCGGCAAAAGCAAGAGGTGATTATAACTGGATGGGAGGTCTTGTACAGGTAAATGAAAAAGGTGGTGAGATTATAGACTTACCTCATGGTACAAGAATATATCCCCATGATGAGTCTGTACGAATGGCAAAAGGTTCAGGCGGAACGGTGTTAAATATTCCAAAGTTGGCTGATCAGATTATTGTGCGTGAGGATGCAGATATTGACAGAATAGGCGATGCCATAGCTAAAAAGATTATGGCATCAAGAGGAAATAGAGGAGGTATGAGTTTCAATGCAAGTATGGCTTAAAGGAAGTAGTTCCTTGCGATTTCCTGTACTTCCAAGTGAATATAAGGTGTCGGGGAACAAGGGTATAGAAACAGTAAATATAAATGCTATTGGAGAAGTAGACCTTGAGGGGATGAGGGGGCTAAGAACAGTCTCCTTTTCGTCTTTTTTCCCACAGCATTACGATTCAAGTTATTGTGAATTTAGCAGGATAAAAAAACCTGGAAGGTATATTAAGCAGATAGAGCAAATAATGTCTGAAGGAATTACCCGGATAATCATAACGGGTACGCCAATAAACTTTTCTTGTAGAATATCTTCTTTTGACTATGAAGAAAATGATGGTACAGGTGATATAAGTTTTTCTATAAGTTTAAAAGAACATAGAAAGATAGCTATTACTCAATCTAGTATAGTTACTGAAGGTTCACAGTCTGGAAGTGAAGATGCTTCATCGAAGGATGCGGCTAAAAGAGAAGATACAAGGGAAAAGCCAAGGACTTACACTGTTAAGCGAGGCGATTGTTTAAGTTCGATTGCAAGAAAGTTGACGGGGAATTCGAATTGGCATGCTTTATATGAACAAAACAAAGCTGTTATTGGAAGTAATCCAAACCTAATAAAAGATGGCACAGTTTTAGTGATTCCGTAGGTGGTATATGAAAATAAAGCTTATAAAAGATACAGGTGTTATATACGATATAACAAATGCTTGTTCTAAAATCACATGGAAAGGTTCTGCCAGTGAGGCGGCTAGAAGTGTGGATTTTGACTATATTAATGCACCTTATGATAAGACTATAAGCCTTCCGGGTATTGCAACAGGAGATTACATATCGCTTGAGGACACAAGAGAGGGCGAAATATTTTTCGGTCAGATTTTCGGAGTAGAAAAATCAAGCCAAACAGGAACTATAACCTTTACGGCTTGTGACATGATGAAACACTTGCTTGAATCAACAGGTCAATATAATTTCAAAAATCTCACAGCTGAGGCGATAACTTCTCAGGTTTGTGCTGATATACAAGTTCCAATTAGATATCTTTACCCAACAGGTGTAAATATCGCAAGTATGATATGCGATAAGATGAAGATATACGATATCATCATGACAGGGTATACAAGAGCACATAGGATAACAGGCGATAAGTATTTCGCTATGATATACAAGCGTGGGCTTGGTGTGTATAAGACAGAATGGATAATAAAGGGCTTTATTTTGTCAGAGAGTACAAATATTTTTGCTAGTAGTATTACTGAAAGCATGGATGAAATAAAAAACAAGGTGCTTATTTTTGATGATAAAGGCAAGCAAATCGGAGAGGTCAAAGATGATGGAAGCATCAAGAAGTTCGGAATATTTCAAGAGATTTACAGCAAAGAGGAAGGTGTGGATGCGACTACAGGAGCAAAGAATCTATTAAAGATACAGCCTACACAGTCAATAAAAATATCGGCTTTAGGTGATATAAACTGCTTGTCTTGCTACTTTGTCGAAGTTAAAGATATTGCTACAGGCTTGTCGGGTAAGTACTGGATATCATCTGATAGTCATACATTTGAGAATGGTATACACAAAATGGAGCTGGAACTTAGATTTGACAGCTTGATGGATGAGAAGGAGATACAAGAAAAAGAGGGGAATACATAATGAGCTGGACTGATGCATTTATAGATACATATACGAAAGATCTATCAGACGGCATACAAGTGGCTGAAATGGTGAGTGCTAACTCGTGCAAAATCGGCGACTTGGTACTGACTGCAGAAGATTTGCTTTTCAATGAGAGTTTGACTGTAAAGCTTGCAAGTCAGGTGGCAGGGCAGTGCCCGGAAGTTGGAGCTTTGCAGGATACAAGCACATACTTGTCACCTTTAAAAGCAGGCGACAAGGTGGCTGTATATAAGGTCAAAGGAAGTGATCCAAACGACTATACATCTACCCTGTATCTTGTCCTAGGAAAGTTGGTGAGACTATGAGCATATTGCCAAGTTTTTTACAGTCTTTAAACAATACAAAGACAATAAAAGAAGATAGCCAAGTCGTCAAAATGCCTAGAGAGTACAGCATAGACTTTGATACAGGACAGCTTACAGGCAAGATAGTTGAGGGTATCGAGGCTATAAAAGTATGGATATGGTTATGCTTGCATACAGAAAGATTTAGACATGCGATATATTCAAGTGATTATGGTACAGCCTTAGAACAGTATTTCGGGCATGTGCTTAGTGATGAGTATATAAATACCGATTGTGAGAGCGAGGTAACTGATGCACTTCTTATAAATGACTATATAGAGAGTATAGAAAATTTTGGAGCTGTAAAAGATGGCGAACATCTTAGAATCAGTTTTAGGGTAGTGACAAAATTCGGAAGTTTGGAGGTGGATGAGAGTGTACAAAGATAAGACTTATAAGAGTATATTAGCAGAGGCTAAAAATGACATAGGCGATGAAGTTATAAAAGTAGAAGGCAGTCTTGTACACAATGCTTTATCCGCTCTAGCCTATGAGATTGAAAAGTTGTACATACAAATGGACTACATTATAGAGCAAAGCCATGCCAGTACAGCAGATATTAAACATCTTGAAATGATAGCACTAGACCGTACAATCATAAGAAAATCTGCTACTAATGCTTATGTAAAAGCAGAGTTCAATGTAGCTGTGCCAATCGGCAGCAGATACAGCCTTAAGGGGTATAACTACAAAGCTGTAGAAGTTATAAATGACAACTTACATCAATATAAGATGATAGTGGAAGAGACTGGAACGGGACCGAATAGCCTAAGAGGTGACCTTATACCAATTGACTATGTTGAGGGCTTAGAAAGTGCAAAGGTGACGGAGCTACTTGTCGCAGGTGATGATGAGGAGAGTAAAGAGTCTTTATATAAAAGATACATTGAAAGCTTCACATCTCAAAGCTTTGCAGGAAATATCGCAGCGTATAAAGAGAAATTTGCGACTATACAAGGTATAGGTGGAGCAAAGATATATCCTATTTGGAAAGGTGCAGGTACTGTAAAAGCGGTACTTATATCTTCAGATTATACAGCAGTCAGTGACTATCTTATCAATCAAATCAGATCTGAGGCTGTACCTGCAAAAGGCAGCGGATACGGATGGGCACCGATAGGACATGATCTTACGATTGAATCAGTAAAAGAAGTAGTTATAAATGTAAGTACTCAAATCACATATGCGACAGGATACTCAAGCAGTAACTTATCTGAAAAAATAAAGGGGAAGATAAAGGAATATCTTAAGGATATAGCTCAAACTTGGAAAGATGGTGATGAGCATACAGAGGCTATTATATACATATCAAGGCTTGAAGCTGTAATACTTGATGTACAGGGTGTGCTTGATGTAAATAA